ATTAATGTTATGACACCACCATGAAATTGGAACGGTGCCTGTCGTATTAAATACATAATCGTGCAGGAATGTGCGGTATGCCGCTTCTTATCGATGATGCTACGGTTAGAGCCAGTAAGATTATTGGTTATCACGTGGCGGGAAACGGTGCTGTTTAGGGTTATGGAAATATTCTGTCCTTCGAGATGGTTTAAGATATGTGTAATTTACATGAAGAACGTACTCAAGCGTAAGGTAAATTTGATGAGTTCGAAAATATAACGATTAATAAAAGTGATTTACCACCTGTTGGTATTAATAGTAAATCTTAGATTATGCGTAGCCCTTTGTATGGTGCATGGGGATAGCCCAAAACTAAACCTGCTCACCTTAAGGGTTTCATTAATCCTGATGGATAATATATCGATCCTGTTGTTAAGTCTATAAAGAAATATGATAAGAAACTTGATGACATAGAAGAGCCTGTACTGAAAGCAGCGATGTGCAGTACTATGGCATTTATTTTTAATAATACACATCGCGACAAGTCAAAACATTAACATTTTTTGACGTTTGAGGAAGCAGTCTTAGGAATACCTGATTGGGAGTACTTCGACTCTATACCTCGACAGACGAGTGCGGGTTACCCTTACTGTACTTAACCTAAACCTGGTTTTCCAGGCAAGACATGGTTCTTTGGTACGGGGGATGAGTTTGATCTGACTCGTCCCTAAGCCTAGGAGCTTAAGAAAGAAGTGCATAGGGTACTCGATTTAGCACGCTAAGGTAAACGATGTGAACATTATGCTACCATCGTTCCAAAAGATGAGCGTCATTTGATACATAAAGTGGATAGTGGTAAAGTTCGGGTTTTTATGCCCATACCAATTGTTCTTGGACTGTGTTTGATAATGAGTTGTGGCGCGTTTAGAGCCGCACTTATTTCTAGCCGCATTCGTAATGGAATGGCAGTCGGAATAAATGAGTTTTCTGGTGAGTGGGAAGTTATGTGTAAAATTATTGGCTGTCACACGCGGTTCGGGTTTGCTGGTGACTTTAGTGGTTATGATGCATCCCTTCGCTAAAAGATGATCAAATTGATCCCACAATATATTAACCTTTGGTACAATGATGGACCAGAGAATGCTCTTTTGCGGGAAACATTGTTTAAAGATATTTACAACTTCAAGTGCTTGTATTAGGACTATATGTTGGAATTTCACAATAGCTTACCATCTGGTACTATATTAACAACGTTAATCAATTGTATATGTAATTTGTGTTTGTTTAGAGTTATATGGATAATGAGACACGAGAATGATACTCGTTCCGTCTAGAATTTCACCCAACACGTTTCAATTATGGTGGTTGGTGACGATAACATTGGTGGACTCTCGACGTATGCGCTGGCGCATTTTAATTAGAAACATATGACAGAATTATTCGCAAAGATAAATATGGTTTATACCCCTGAGGACAAGTCTGATACTTAATTTGAATTTCGACCCCTTAGCGAATTAACTTTTCTTAAGAGGACTACTCGTTTTGAGCCTTATTTTGGCCACAGAATAGGCTGTCTTTCTTTGGATACAATTTTAGAGATGCCTTATTGGACAAAGAGAGGTCCTTAGAAGAATCAAATACCTCGTGATAATATTGATAAAGCACTTCACGAGCTTGCAGCCCATGAAGTTGCAGTGTTTAATTTTTGGGCCCCCTTGCTAATTGAGGCTAGTCTTGATAAATTGAATTACATCCCCCCAGTATCGAGGAGAGAGGACCTCCTCGCGGATTTAAAGATCTGGGGTGGCGCAGTAGCGTCTGTTCCGTATAAGCGACCTCCAAAACTGAAAGATTGATCTTGTGTATAGTGATGAAAACACATCCTTGTAAATAAACTGTACATAGTGCCTTCTTTCTTATAAGAGCTTTACTCCGCCACAGTAGCTCGGGTGAGAGCCCAAAACTGCGGCGGCAAGGATTGCTAGCTCCAATGCGCAGGTCCGCAGGAGTTAAAGATTATGACCAAGCAAACAAACAACAACTGTAGCTTCCCTGGAATCTGGTGAAGAACAAGTAGCCTAATCCACAACTGTAATGGTGTCCGATGGTGAGGTACGTCAAGTATAACCTGAGATGTCTTATAAAATAGACCGGACAATTCTGGATACCCTCGCGACAGGGTACAATTAAGGCATGAAACAATATTTTGAAAAACCCATGTTGGTAGGGTAAGTTTCATGGGCGTTGCAACCGGCCAATTCTGTGTTGCTATCAACAAACCAACCTTTCGACACCATATTTGCAAATATGCTCCGTGGTAAAGCTTAAGGTTATGCTGGCTTTAGAGGAACTTGCGTAGTCACTGTTCAACTAAATGCTAGCAAAATGTAGTAGGGTCGACTTATGCTTGTGTTTATACCACAGGCTGATTAGAAAACCTATCCTACTATTAGATTGCGTAATTTACAAGCTACAACTCAGCTACCACGCGTCGAATTAGATGCGTCATGTGATACATAAGCAATCATGAGAACTCCGTGGGTCAGTCCAATTCCTTATTGGGAAATAAATACACGAAAGTTTTCACTTGGAACCTATTATCTCATGGTTTATAGTGAGCTTAAATATGGTTCTTGAACCACAACGGCAGAGATTTCTGTGTGGGTACATTGGGA